CTTTGAACTTGTCGTTAAAAAGATTATTAGTCTTTTTTTCAAAAACATCACTACTACGTTTAACAGCTTTCTGAGTTTCCTCTGATTCCTTGTTATATCGATTAAAAAAGTCCATTGCTTTCTGTTGTTCAGGAGTTAGCTTTGAACCAGCTTTAATCTCATTGTAATATTTAGACTTTTGCCCGTCTAAGTAGGATTTAGCCTCTGCAACTTGCTCTTTTAAGGCTATTTTCTTTTTTCTAATATCTACATCCTCATCTACGTCTTCATCGTAAGAAAAGTTTTCTTTCATTAAAAAATCTATTTCTTCAGAATCTAAATGAGGTTTTGTTTGTTTATAATACTCTCTTAACAAAGAAGTATTATCTAGTTTACTATAGTCTTGGTTTAACCTAACATAGTCTTCTAAGTCTCCACCAGTATCATCCATAAAGTCTATTAACTTTTGAATATTTTCTGGTAGTGGCTTTCCAGTAGCTTCAGCCTCAGCAACAGCTTCTTCAACTTCTTCAGCAAGATCTTCAATCTTATCTTCAACTTCTTCATCAGTAATCTCTTCTAATACTGGAGATTCTTGTGCTTCGGTTTTCGGTTGTACTTCTTCTTGTTTCTCTGCGGTTGGGGCACTTTCATCCCCTCCAGCCACTCCTGAGTCGTCAGTCTCACTTGTTGGAGTTTCTTCTGTTTCTTCTGGTTTTTCATTTTCTGTTGGTGGTTTGCTTAAGTCTACTTTGATAACTGAGTCATCTCCTTCAGACATAAATTTACTTTCTTCTACTTGTTGAGTTTCCTCAACGTTTTCTAATTCTTGTTCCATAATATAAAATATAAAAAATTAAGTGTTTGATTTATCTAGGTTCAAAAGACTCTAAATTAAATCCACCTCCTATTGTATCATTACCTGATGATTCAAAGTTTTTAGGCGTTCCACCTGTTTTTCTTTGCTCTATCATTTCTGATTGTTGAGTGGCTTGTATTTTAGTTCTTTCGTCTTTACGATCTTCTTTTTCTTTTTCTCTTGACTTAAGCCCTTCAACTTCCATGTTTTTCAATTGCATGTTGTATTGGAACTCTAAAGCCATAAGTTCTTTTTTAGCATTTAACTCTAATTGTAATTTAGCAGCAGCAGCTTCAGTTTCTGCTTGAGCTAATTGTAATTTACTTTGAGTAATAGCGTTTTGTTTTTGCACTTCAGTTTGAGCAGCAGCCTGTGCAGCCTGCGCGTTAGACTGAGTTTGAGCTTGTATGTTTTGCATTTGAAGCTTGCGATCACTTTCTTTTTTCTTAGATCTTCTAATTTTTAATAACTGATTAGCTAGCTTTAAGTTTTTAATTTCTCTAATATCAATAGCATCTTCTAACTCTATACTTTGTTGTTGTAACGCCATTTGTATATTGTTTTCTAATAATTGTTTTTCTTCTTCATCTGGAGATAAATCAATAAATATACCAAAGTCGTGTAAGTGTAACTCTGAAACTTCTTCTAGCTTAGCTACGTTTCTATGACCGATAGCTTCCATGAAAGCTCTTTTAGAAGGAGAGTATTCTATTACATCTGATATTCTTAGAGATATGCACTCTGCTGTTTCAGCTGTTAAGAATAATCCAGACTGTAATATATGCCTAGTAGCTGTATTTGAGTTTGCAGCGGCAAGCTTTTGTACACCTACTAAAGCGTTTTTATCTGGCATACTACCATCTCTTGCTTCGTTAAGTCCGGTGACATCACGAATCATCTGTAAGTAATAGTTATAATTGCCAATAAGAGCTTGTATTTTGTTTCCACCAGAACCTGATGTAATTTCTTGAATAGGTACTTTACCAGGATTTAAGTCTCCTTCTGAAGTAAATGATCTACCAATAACAGAACCTGTTTGGAAGAACATATTTAAAGCTTCTTGTGGATTATAGTTTGTTCCATTACCAAGATCAACTTCAGCTAAACCATCAGCATCAAGATAAACACCGTCTGGTACCATACGAGACATTACTTGCTGTAGTTTTAAATGAGTAAGCTGTATCATATCAGCAAAACCTGTAACTCGCTTAACTAACGAATCTATTTTACCATCATACATCCTTGGCGCTACTATAGAATAATTCATCCTAACTTTAGTGTAGTCACTTTTAGGACGTATCATGTTTTTAGCAAGCTCCCATTTAAGTAGCTTGTCTGTACCCAATATTAAAGCGCCATCATATAAAACTTCTAACTTTCTAGCTTCTCTAGTAAACTCTCCGTTCATATCTTCAGGTGGATTAAAAGTATCATCTTTAGCAATGGCTTTATCGGCACCTGTAGCTGTTTTCTTTATTTTGTATACCTCGTGAGAATATGTTTTATAATTAAAATATAAAACTTGTACTTTGTTTCTATCTTCTTTATCGTCTGAATATTTATTGTGATAATTGTTTCTATGAAAGTATTTTGTTTTTTCTATTTCTTCTAACTCTTCTTGAGATAAGTGAGGAAACTCTTTAACTAACTCGTTAACAGGTATAGATTTAACTTCACCAACGTAGTAAATATCTTCAAAATAAGGAGAATCTGTATAAGAGTAAACTAAGTTCGATGGATCAACATAATCTATAGTAATACCTTCAGAAGTATTAAATCCAGTTTTAACAGCACCAATACCTAAAACGGTTAAATCATAAAAAAATCTTTTCTTAATTAATTCATAATTATTACCTTCAAACAACATTCTTATAGCTTGCTCTTCTGCTATTTCAATTGCTTGTTTATATTGAAGCTGCATATATAACTGTAGTTCTTCTGATGTATCTGGTAATACGTCAAGATCACTTTCTCTAGTGTTTATACCAGTAGACTGCATTATAGACGAGTCTAAGTTTCTCATCTCCATATCTCCAGCTATGGCATCCATAAAGCTAGATCTTTCTTCGGCTCCACTAGCATCTACGGAAAAAGCTTTAATATCATACGTTCTTTCAGCTATACCGTTTACAACTATATCTACAAACTTTGGAATAATAGGTACTGGAGTCCAGTCTAAATTTAAGTAGCTTAAGTCACCATTTATAGATAACTCATCTTTATATTTTTGTATTGATTGCTCACCTCGAGCGTATAATCTTAGATTATGATAGTTTCTACTACTATTTTTATATTTGTTATTATTGTAACCTTCATCATGAAACCACTCTTGCTCTATAGCTTTAGCGACTTTTAAACCGTACTCATAGCTTACTTTTTCTAAATCGCTAACGACTTGACTAGGAAAATAACTTTTTATAACTGACTCAGCCATATTTATTATTTAATTATTTGTGATATATTTCCACTGTTTGTATATCTTGATATATTCAAGTTTAACTTTGGTTTTTTAATATCTGCTCTTGGTGTATATAAATGTCTGTTGCAAGCCATTATAGCTAAACCAGAACTTATAGCGGCGTCAAACTTAGTTCTTTTATTTATATCAAACTTTGCCCAATCTTTAAGTGTTTCATTAAAATATATATTACCGTAGTTACCATCTCCTAGATGACCAACATAATCGTTGATATACATTTCAATAGCAGCAGCGTGAGCTTGCTTAATATCTTCGCTTGAGTTAGGTATACCTCCAACTTCTTTCTCTGCTGTAGATAACTTATTCCAAACTTTATCCGGTCTGTTCATACTAAAACCTCTGTAGCCTCTACGTTTCAAGTAATACAAAAGTCTTGGCTTATTATTCTCTGCGAGTAATGGCATACCGTAAAATACTAATGCCATTAATACATCTTCAAAAAACATTTCAGCGGTTTGTGGTCTAGCTATATATTCTAAAAACATATGGTTTGGTGGAGCATCTTCCATACTAAACTTAGTCAGTCCATGTAATGATCCTTTAGATCCTCTACCATCCACGGTACCACTAATATCATAACTGTCGCAACCAAAAGCACCAACGTGCTCGTTACCTGGATACCTAACACCATTTTTTAATATAACTCTATTTTGTAAACTACTAGAAGGAAACCAGCTTACATTAAATCTTCCTTTTGGATCTGGGTAAAATACTACTTGTGTATCTTTAACTCCGTTTGCCCATTGAAAGTTTCCTGTATTAATTACAGAGTCATTTCTAATTCCTTCGTTATAATCTATTTGTTCGTATATTTTAACTAAGTTAAATATACTATTTTTTGTTTCATCTCTAAACGCATGTTCTTCAGTTCTTGGAAACTGTCGATAAAATTCGTTTAGCGCATCTTGATCTTCTTTTAATCCATCAGCTTCGTTCTCCCAGTTCTCTATTACACCAACATCTATTAATTCACCGTCGGGTCCATAACACTCTCGTGTTGGGGTATCGAAAACTGGTCGTCCA